GAATGATATTATAGCTCTTTCTGTTGATATGATGAAAGACAACCTTATTGGAACATATAATATGTGTAATCCAGGAACCATTTCACATAACGAAATTCTTACTATGTATAAGGAAATTGTAGATGGGTCTTTTACTTGGAAAAATTTTACAGAAGATGAACAAAGTGAAGTGTTACTTAGTGGAAGAAGTAACAATGGTTTATGTGATAAAAAATTAACTAGTTACAAAAAAATTCCTGATATTCACACAAGTGTACGGGCTATTCTACATTTAATGAAAAAAAATCAAGAATATGAGAATCCTCTTGTAACATTGGATTAATTTTATATCAAACCAGCAATCCCACGTTCAAGAGGAATTGTTTGTTTCCAGCCAAAGGCTTTTAATTTTTCATTTGTGATGAAATACCGTTTATCATTAAACGGTCTATCTTCAACATATTCAACATATTGCGAAATACTTTCATCGCTATCCAATTTTCTATTTTCTAATAATTCAATTAGAATTCTTGCAATATCGTTCACTGATTTCTCATAGGATGGATCACTACCAATGTTATAAACTTCTCCAAATTTTCCGCGATTAAGCAAAACTTCAACGGCGGTACAAACATCATGAACATGAATAAATGTTCTTAACGAGGAACCATCACCATGAATTGTGAATTTTTCACCTTCTTTAAATAATTTGATAAATCTAGGAATAAGTTTTTCCGGATACTGGTTGGGGCCATAAACATTATTTCCACGACTAATAATACATTTCAATCCATAAGAATGAATATATGAATTAACAAGCATTTCGGCGGCGGCTTTACTTGCCGCATATGGATTTGTTGGACACAAAAGCGACATTTCATCTTTTGGTTTTTCATCTAATTGTGATTCACCATAAACTTCATCAGTACTAAAATGAAGGAAGACAATATCTTTATTAACAATACGAACTGCTTCAAGAAGTGTATGTGTTCCTTTAATATTATCGTCTGTATACTGTAATGAATTTTCAAATGAACCGTCAACATGAGATTGTGCAGCAAAATGAATGATGTGTGTAATTTTTTCAGTATTTAGAATGTATTTAATTAAAGAAAAATCATTAATATTGCACTCAATAAATTTATAATTGTCTGCATTTTGTATTTCCGGTTTGATATTATCATGTGAAGCGCAATAGTACATAGCATCTAAATTAACGAAATTTACTCTTTGTGGTTCTAATGGGACCATATAGTTAATAAAATTTGAACCAATAAATCCACAACCGCCAGTAACTAATACATTGCATTTGTTATCGCTCATCTATGATGTTAATAACTTTATTATTTTTAAGTATTTATTTTAAAAGAGAATTCAATATATCTTTTATTCTATTATATATAATGACCGATACTTCATCTAAAAGACGTAAAGTTTCAGATTCAGGGCAATGGAGACGACCTGACAATAATGCTATTATAATTGAACATTTTCAACGTTTATTAAAAAAGGAAGGAGTTGACACAGTAATAGGCACATTGAGTAGCGAAGGTATTACTTTAGGTGGAGAGAGACCAATGATACCTTTTCGTGATGGAAGTTGTAAAAGTTTAAAAACTGCAGTCACGAGTTTATTATATCCTAAGGTGGTGAGGAATGATAAGGCGAGAATTAAAATGCTAGATGAAATTCATGGACCGAACACCACACCGTGGGGTAAATTTGATTCACAAGTTCGTGACCCACAAGAGGTAGTTTTGTATCACACTCGTGACACATTGTTTCCGGATGGAAAAAATAAACCTTCATTTGATTATAATTGGTTTTCGGCAATACCATTTTGCGAAAGTTCTCCAGTAACGTATCAATACAAAATAGAGGGAAAGATAGATGAATTATTAATTATAAAGGGTGATAAATATGGCGAAAATGTACATGAAGTATGGAATGCATTTGGGCGCGTAATTAAGTATTTAAATGGATTAACTCTAAAAGGAAAAAAAATACAATTACCCGAAGATGGTGCTATTGATAGTTATAATGGAAAAGAAATTAAAATTTTTAGTGATTATGCTATTGCTGCATTTATAACTCAAGTTCTTCAATTAAGAGGGTTGGTTGATACAATAAATTTTGTTATTTTATCACAAGATACTAACCGATTTTTAAGTGAACCTGTTATAGATAAAGATGATGATGTGGAACATGGTGTTGAAGGTGGCAAAGTTGCTGTTGGTCAGAATGCGTTTGGAATACATGATGAACAACAATATACAGAAAATCTAGAAGAAATAAGAGATGCTATTCTACATGATGCACAAAAACACGGAAGTGATTCTGGATGGTCTATTTTTGGTCACAGAGGTGGTATGAAAAAAAGAAAACATAAAAAATCTAGAAAACATAAAAAAAACAAAAAATCTAGAAAATATAAAAAATGTAGAAAACATAAAAAATCTAGAAAAAACAAAAAATCTAGAAAAAACAAAAAATCTAGAAAGAATTAAAAATAAAAATTATTAAGTATTGGCGAAACGAAAATCAAGTTATTTTTTAAATATTATGTTATAAAATTGAACTAAATATAACATAATACATCTTCATATAAATAAGATATTTATGTCAACAACACAAGTAACATCTATTGACACAGTAGTATTTTCAAATATATACAACATACTAAAAAGTCACGCAGATGAAAATAAAATTCCAGTCTTTATGAAGGAAGATTGGAAATATATAGTTGATAATTTTGATAGAAAACAGGTTATTGAGGTTCTAGCCCAATATATTATCAAAGAGAAACCAACATTTCCAGAAAGACCAATCGAATATAAAAACATGGAAAAGTGTTTTTCTCGGTTGTTGGAACGAGATATCCTTGGTTTGAAAGTAGTTTATCCAAGTGATGATAGTAATTATGATATCAAATTAAAATATGATTATGACGCTACGCAAAATAACTGTTTGTATATGATTCAATTGGGTCACGAATATAATGATATTAGTTCGTATTTTCAGCAAGATAATCGACTTCGTTGTAATTCATATGGATATAAAGGACCATTGAATGCGTGGGAAGATTTGGCAGTTCTTAAAAAAATGAATTGGACATTTTGGCGTCCATCTATGATTGGAAAAAATGGTTTAATGGCGCGGGATTATCGTTCATCTATGCGGGTAAGTGGGTATGTTGCTACGCAATTTAAACCACACGTAGCGAAGTGTGTTTATCTAATGACTGGTGCAAAAAACATATTGGATACTAGTTGTGGGTGGGGTGATAGACTGGCTGCATTTTATTGCACAAAAACAGCGAAAAAATATTATGGATGTGATCCTAATCCAAGTGTATATGAAAGTTATAAAAAACAATGTATTGAATATGAGAAATTACTTGGAACAAAGTTAGAAGACATTAAGTTTTCATATAAAAAGCAGGGTAACATGAAATATTTTGAATGTAAAGGACAAAAAAATGTAAAGATTTACAATGGCTGTGCAGAAGATATCGTTTTGGGAAATAAGAACTTTGATCTATTGTTTACTTCACCGCCATATTTCCAAACAGAGAAATATAATGAAGGTGGCGAAGGTGAAGAGATGCAATCTTGGAAAAAATATCAGAATTTTGAATGTTGGCGCGACGAATTCCTATTTCGAATGATTGATAATGTTGCTGCTTCATTGAAGCAAGGAGGAAAAATCATGCTTAATATTGTAGACCCACAAATAAAGAAAACTCGATATGAGGTTTGTGATGATATGGTAAAAAAGATAAAAGATATGGGATTTACATATGATGGTTGGATTTTGCAGCGTATGAAAGGCGCACCAACACCATCTAAAGGTGGTGTATTGTGTGGAGAAAACTGGTTTGGAGAGCCAATATTCAGTTTTACTAAATAATATATAATCAAAGCCCACATAAAAATAGTTGTATAATATAAGTATTTATGGACGTAGAAACATTACAACAATTGATGGAAGCCGTTGAAAATGACGGAAATTCAAGTATTCTGGAATTAACTAATGCGAAAGTTAAACAATACAAAAATAATGCACTTCAACAGTTAAATTTGCCACGTGATAAACTCATTGAGTATAATAAAAAACTCAAAGAGTATCGCTTTATAGAAGGATTAAATGAACTGCAATATGGACAATATATTAGATGGATTCCACTTAATATTACAGAACTTGCACAATTAAAATTAACAAGAGGTGGTATTGTAGTTGATGCGCGTATTTTAGATGAAACTGGTATTCACTTAACATGTAAAAATAGTATGAACCGATTTTTTCAAATACGATTCGATGAATGTATGGTTTTTCAGAAATTAACACCAAATGAAATGGTTCTTTTATCTGTTATGGATTATTTAAATAAAACCTAAATATTTTTTGCACGCCGGGTTCGTCGTGCGCGTCTGTTTTTACGTGCTTTTTTATTTTTTACATGTTTTGCTGTTTTTAATAACTTATGTTTCTTACTTCCACTTAATAATTGTGGTTTCTTTTTACATTTGAAACGGTTATGTTTCAAACCTTTTTTTTTAATTACACTCTCGCCACATATGGCTGCGGCCCGTGACTCAGCCTTTTTTGAAGGTTTTGGTGATTTTGCGACTTTTTTAATACATCGACATAACTTTTCGGCTAATATATTTTCCGCAATTGTTTTTACTTTTTTATAATTTATTTTTCCTTTTTTCTTAGGTGCACGTAAATTATAAAATGAAAGGATTGACAAATAATCCTTATTTGATAATTCGCTCATTACTATTAAAATAGTGTATTATTTTATTTTTGTTTCTCACTATATTTTAATGAAAACCAAATGTTCTAGGGTTGTGGTGTTTGATTTAGACGAAACATTAGGATCATTTACAGAAATAGGTATGTTTTGGGACGCTTTACAACATTATTTTGATAATAAATTAACAAACACCGATTTTTATAAAATGGTTGACATGTTTCCTGAAATTTTACGTCCAAATATAATAAGTATTCTAAATTATTTAAAACGCGAAAAAAGAAAACAAAAATGCCAACAAATATTAATTTATACAAATAATCAAGGACCCAAGGATTGGAGTCATAAAATAAAAGACTATTTGGAAACTCGTACCGAAACCAAATTATTTGATAGAGTAGTTGGTGCATTTAAATGTGATGGTAAACAAATAGAACCATTAAGAACTACTCACGAAAAAACATACAGCGATCTTATGCGATGTTGTAGATTACCTAAAGGAACAGAAGTTTGTTTTTTAGATGATCAAGATCATCCATTTATGAAACACGATTTAGTTTACTATATCAAAATTAAACCTTATACACATGATTTTCCATATAAAACAATGGCAATGAGATTTCTTGCCAGTGAATTAAAAGATAAAGTAAAACAAGAAGATACAGTGAAATTTATTAATCATATTACATCGTTTATGGATGAATATGATTATACAGTAAATGTTAAAAGTGATATTGAAAAAAATGTCGATAAAATTATTAGTAAAAAGATAATGTATCATTTACAAGACTTTTTTAATCCAACTTCAAATAATCCAAAAACACGTAAACTACGAAAAAAAAGGAAAAATAAATCACATAAAAATTATTCATCTTGAGATGTTTTCATTTTATCTTTGTAAACATCTAATGTTCTTGCGCTTGAATCAGTTGCATTATTCACAAAGTTGGGCATCCAGAAATATGGTAACACATTACCATTTCCTTTAAAGAATTTCTCAAAAATATCACGATAATATCGTTGTTCCTTAGTTGCTGGTATGTTTTCAAAATACCTTGTATTGGACTTAATTAATTTAAGGTTGTCAATTTTGTCTTGAATTACTTGAAACCATGACTTTTTTTGAGAACTTACACCATCACTAAATGCTTCCTTTACTCGCCATAGAATTTCTTTTGGCAAAATAGGGTCAGTTTCACTATCAAAGGCTTTTCGAATTAAATATTTTTCGCATTGTCCTTTTTTATCAGGAAAATACCTGGTATCTTGAGACAAAGAAAAATATGTTTGTACAAAGTTTCTGTCCAAAAATGGGGTTCTCGGTTCAAGTCCATTAGATGAAATACATCTATCAGAACGTTGAACATCAAAAGTATGGATGTTATTAACAAGCCGTCTACATTCTTTATCAAATTCATATGAGTCTGGACATTTATGAAAATACAAGTATCCACCCATTACTTCATCAGCACCATCTCCATTAAAAATAACCTTGGCATTGCAGTTTTTAGAAATATATTCAGAAATTAGATAATTACCAACACTAGCGCGTACAGTTGTTGTATCATAACTTTCAATTGCATATATTACCTTTGGTATTGCATTAAAAAAATCGTCTTCACTAATTTCTATTGATGTATGATCAGTATCCAAAAAATCAGCCACTTTTTTTGCTTTTATCAAATCTTCTGAACCAGGCATTCCTATGCTAAACGTTTTGAGTTTTCCATTTTTCTCTTTATCGTATATTTTATTAACAAGTGCAGTAATTAAACTACTATCAAGACCACCAGAAAGCAGACATGCAATAGGTCTATCGGTATTATCAACACGTTTATTTACTGCTTCAATTAAACTATTTTTAATAATATTGCAAACCTCTCTGGTATCTTGACCATATTTGAAATTACTAAATGGCAATTGAGTATATGAAACTTCATGTTTATCATGTTTCCAATGACCACAAGTTTTGTTAGGATATATCATTTTACTATATGTTCCAGGTTTAAATTGTACAATTTTAGGTGCTGTTGCTCCACCATAAAATTCTTTATTTAAATAAGAAAGTGACTTCATTTCAGATGCAAAACAATAATTGACTTCTTTACTTTTGTTTCTATCAGAAATATTCATATTACTATATGTACCTTGATATAAAGGTCGAACACCATACGGATCACGAGCCAAATATACAGAAAAATCTTGTTCCCGATTATCTTGTAATGCAAAAGCAAAAACACCATCTAATGATTTCAAAGTATATTCAATACCATATTTCTTATACATATGAATGATAACCTCACAATCTGAATTTGTTTGAGGTTTAGTAACACCTAACATTTTATAAAGTTCCTTATAATTGTAAATTTCGCCATTACAGATAATACTAATACTATCAACTGTAATAGGTTGATTTGAATTCACGTCAAGACCATTAATCGCCAAACGATGAAATCCAGCAGTAACTCCCATATTCCACTGTGTTAGTGTTGAAAATTCAGGACCTCTTGATTGACCACGCTTAAAACAGTTGTTTAGAGCAGCCATTTGATTTATCTGGTTTGGTGTCATAAAGTTTTTAAACAGTAGAAAGATTCCACACATTAATTTACTATATATATTTAAACAAAATCTTTAAGTGGTATAATCTTTGTTTCTTCCATGTTTAGTAATTAAAAAAAATATTATATAAATATATTAGAATAATGAACAATCGTCAGGTAATTCTTCAAAATTTAAGACAGAATCAGGAGTTAAACGAAAGAATTTCGGTAAGAAATGTCCCATCATCGACTATGCAACCGGCTTTTAGTATTCGTTCAACACCTACAAGATATGTTACCATGCCTATAGTAGATCTTCGCACAGAAACCAAAGAACCTTTACAAAGACATCCTAAATTTGATGTCGAGAAAACATTTAATCCTGGAACTCGTAATGCACCGTGGCAAGGATACGCAGATAATGTTGACACGGAGACTGTATTAAGAGGTACAATATTTCCTTTACAGGCGGCTGATCAATCAAAATATATGCCGGCAACAGCAAGCGATCTTTACAATATTCCCACGATGGAAAATACAAACCCTGTTAGTATTAATAATCCACTGTTATTTACTCAAAAAGCCTTTAATGCTTTTGACCCTAATGAACATTCAAGCGATGTGGGGTTCAAATTTTTTGATAACCATACACGTCAACAAACAAGAAATATTGGTTTACATTCTTCACCTGCACCAAAAGACTAAGTTAAGTTAAGTTATTTATAAATTCGTTTTATTAATAAATAACTCAATAAGAATATATATTAAAATATGGATTGTTCTGGAACAGATAATGTAGATTTAATAACATTAGAATATTTATCAAACACAAAGCAATATGAAAGATATGTAAAGTCGCGTTTAACTGATACACAAAAACAAATAGAAATAGATCGCAAATTTTACAGAAAGAGAGTAATTCAATTAACAAAACAATTAATGCATGGGAAATCCGATGATATACAGGATATACCCGACACTTTACAAAAGGTATTTAACAGTTATTTAGAAGAATGTATTTTTTATTTTAAAACAAGTGATACTGTTGATTTATTACAAGACGAATATAAAGATATGTCTACCTTTGAATCGTTAACTGAAAGTTCAAACACCGACAGTGCGAGTACTCTATCAAATATCGACGAAATAAATAATACCCTTTTAATTACACAGCCGAAAAGTCAAAAAATAGAGGATTGTTTAAATATTCGTAAGATCAAAGGAGTAAGAGAAACTGTAATTTTACCAAAGAAAAGAGATGTAGATATAACAAATCCTGAATTAAAAAAGAAGGGAATAAAAAAAAAGAATAAAAACAAATCTAACGAATAAAAGAAAATATGACGAATATGTAATATGGTAAAACAAACAAGAAAAGGTGGAAGAAACAATAAATACACAAAAAAAAATGCAAAAAAAGGTAGAGGAAAAACAAGAAAAGTAAATTTGCAAAGTAAAAAAGGTCGAAATGATTTTTTAAAATCGAAATTTGAAAAACTACAATGTAGTCCTAGTTTAGAAAATAACGGTAATCCATTTAGTTGTTATTCGAATAAATCATTGCACAAGATGCGAAATTTATGGAATGCGAGGCATCCAGATGCAAAAATTGTTTCAAATAATTCACGTCAAATATGGGAAACATTAAAAAATAACATGTCGTCCGTATGCAATACTGAAAGATGCTGGATGCGTCAAAATTTTATGAAAAATAATTTAGACAAAGAAATCACATCTCATACTTTTGCACCAATGACACCACCTGAATGGAAAACTAATCCATATGAATGGTTATCTAGTGTAGATATTTTAAATGTAATGAAACAATATGAAAAACTTTACCCGTGTTTTGAATTTATGGGACCTTCTCCAATTGATTATGATACACATAAAATGTATGGCGAATGTGTTTGGGAGGAACTTTGTCATTTTAGTTTGCAAGATCAAATTAAAAAAGGAAAAACAAAGATTGGAATTATATTTAACTTAGACCCACATTATAAGCCAGGTTCACATTGGGTATCTGTATTTATTAATATAAATAAGAAACAGGTATTTTTCTTTGATAGTAATGGAGATAAACCTCCTAGAAAAATTAAAAAGTTTATTAACACAGTATTAAAACAATCAAAAAATATAACATTAAAAGGGAAAAAACAAAACAAAGAAGGATTTAAATATGATGATAACGCTCCGACATCACATCAAGATGAAAATACTGAATGCGGAGTATATAGTTTATATGCAGTTATTGAACAAGTAAAGGATAAGTTAAATCCAATGGATTTAAAAAATCCAAAAAAGAAAATTACTGATGCACAAATGAGAAAATTGCGAAAAAAATATTTCAATGAATACAAAAAGATATAAAACGTAATTTTGACATATAAGTAATATATGTCAAAATTTCAAAGTCAAGAAAATAAGGCTATGTTGTGGAATTTATTTTTAGAAGATAAAATAATACAACCACAAAATGTTCATGAAATGCAGCAAATACAAGATATTTTTGAGAAAATATGCACTAGTATTGACCAAAAACAAACAAGTAATACATTAGAGAAAAATAAAATGTGTATTCAAGGAATGATTACTATTATGAAACAAAGCAAAGAAACAGAAACAATACAGGCAACTAGTCCCCAAACTCAACCTTATTCAAAAGAAGATATAACAAAGTTGAGGAGCGAAGCAATGAATAAAAAATTTGAAGGAAAACAACAAGAGTTTTCTAATTTAATACACGCGAAACGCCCCCAGGAGATCGATTTTACTGATAAATCAGACGAAGATGATGTTATTAAAAATTTTCAAATAGAACGAACTATGGACTCGCGTGAAAAAGAATTAGAGCGCATAATGAATGAAAACCAAACAGAACAACAAAAAAAACAGGCAGAGGACTGGATATCAAATTCTGCAGGAAAACCAATTACAGATACAAAATCTAAAACAACGGGTCCTCCAAAATTAGAAATAAAGGAATTAGTCGAAGAAAAAAATGAAGTTATTGATTTACAACCTAAAAAAAGAGTGACATTTGAAAATAACACCCCATCATCACTTCAAACAAATTTTTTAAGTAAATTAAAAGTAAAAAATATTGATAATGGTAATGATAATGGTAATGATAATGACGAAACACGCGCTACTCCAAGAATAGATGATATTTACAAAATAGTTCAACAATTGCAAAGTGATGTTGCAACATTACAACAACAGTTTACTAAATAAGAATTCCTTATAATTTTACTGGTTCTATAATATATTTCTTTTTACCGTCAACTTCCTTTTTCACTAAACGCCCTTTTAAAAGTGGATTACCCTCTTTTGTTTCTAATGCTTGTATGTAACTATCATAATCGTAAACTTCTGTAGTACCAATACGAAGGACATATCTTTTGGCTCCTTGTTTAATAACCCTTACTTTCCATGTAATTTCTTCTTTATTTCCTCTATCAACTCGGTCTATTTCTTCCTTATCAACTGATGGTTTGTATGAAAACGTATTTTTATTTGCACGTCCGACTGAATAACAAACAAGTGGTTCACTTGACCCACTCTTTGAATAAACAGCACAATCAATTGATGACTCTTTAACAGCAACTAGTAATTGATGGTTAATTTCTTCTTTTATGGAAGAAATTTCATATAGTGTTTCATCACTAGTTACTGGTGTAACTTTATCGTATTTGCTTTTATCTTTTAAACGTAATTCAACAGACTGTTCACTTGCCAATTGTTCAGAAGTGAATTCCATTAAATATAAGAAAACCTCAACAGTTTGATGTCTTTTTGGTAAATTTTTGTGACTACAAATGCGACGCGCGCGCCCAACAACTTGTTCAGTTCTTGCCGGATGCCAATATGGTTCAACAACATGTACATATCTCACATTTTGTAATGTAATACCTTCAGCACCAGAAGATGTAATCATAAGTAATTTAATAATTTCTCCATAATAATTATTTTTCGATATTTTTTCAAGTTCTTCAGCCAATGGTCTAGGTATATATTGCCATGTACTGTTAAATATATTTCTAATAATTTCCTTTTCTTCTTGAGTTTCTGTTCCAGTGTATAAAGCAAACATGGGTTTACCTCTATCTTCTAGTGGAATATCTAATTTCCATTGTTCTCTTTCATATTTAATTTTAAATTGTGCAAATCCATTTTGTTCTAAAACCAATTTGAAAACACCAATACCTTCTAGTGTACGAAATTGTGTATAAAGCATATGTAATCCTTCATTTTTTTCATCTTGTAGACTTTCTAAAATATGTAAAAACTTAGGACTGTATACTTGAAGTTGGTCTTTTGTTAAGAATGAATCGCTGTTATCTTTTAATTTTTTCATAGCATTTGTAATTCGCTCCGAATATGATTCAACATCTCCCTCCTCTTCTTTATCTTGTAACTTTTCTTTATCTTCAATAGTATAAACACCATCAGGGTTATCCATTTTTTCTCCAACACTTTTGGCATCAATTGCATCTTCATCCATTTCTTTTATAGCATCGCTTGTTACTTCATCAGCATCACGCGGCAAAGGTCTGGCAATTGTTTTTGGAAAAACAAAATTACAAAATGCGCGCGAAAAAATACGATAAGTCGAGACTGTATCACTATAAATGTCATCACCTTTGCCTTTTCCCTTTTTCTTTCCAGGTTTTTTTTTCTTTTCATTTTTTTCTAATTTTCTTTCTTCAACACGTGCTTGTTCATAAATACCAAATTGATAATCACTCATAGGAACCTTAACAACATGAAAATCTTTATCTTTATCATATTCAGGCATTAATCCTTCTTGTGCACTTCTATAATAAGAAGTTAATCCAAGGATTCTCTTTTTGAATAAATTTGTATTTTTAAGATCACCGCGTCCCTTTGTAACATTAATAAATTTACTGCGAAAACCATCTAAATCATCTGGTAATGCTTTATAGTTTGTAATTTTTGTATTTTGTTTGACAATCTCAATTCCATTTTTTTTTAATAAATCAACCATATAATTTTCAAATTGTCGATTATTCATTTGTTCGCCATCATTTACATTAACGCCTGAATAACTTCGTGATTCTTTATCACTTGCATTAAAAAATCCAAATGGATTACGTGTTACTATTAATTTTTTGGTAGCCGGTTTAAATTCGATAAAATCAAGTGTACGAATTTCAGATAGCATATTTTTTATTGCCTTTTCATCCACTTTACCTTCCCCTTTAACAAGCAATGTAAATTCCCATGTAGTAATATAACCACGTAAAATATTGAAAAGAATAGCAATTTCGTTAGGATAATTAATAACTGGAGTTCCTGTTAATAAAACAATCTTAGCATTAGATGCCGAGAGTAAATATTCATAAAGACGCATAGATAAAGACTCTTCTTTTTTTAATTTATTCACAATACGACTTACAAAATTATGCGCTTCGTCAATAATAATTACGCTATTATCAAACGGATTTTTCTTAAATCCTTCAGTCATACTTTCAAGAATACCAAGGCGCATACCATTGTAATTAATAAATTCATATTTGTTACTTATCATCTGATCTAACTGCGATTCTAAATTTCTTGCTTGTTCGGCAGATAATGATTCATAATTAGGTGGCTTTGTTACATTAACTAACCATGCTCCTTTATTACGAATAATAAAATCCTTACTTAATGATAATACTAATGATAATGTATCAACATATTCTGGGTTTTCAGAAATTGATATAAACTCCCAAAACTGATTTTTTCTATAAAGATCGTCACCACATTTTTTGATTTCTTCAATATAATTCATACGAAGAGAAGCAGGGGTCATAATAATAACTTTCTTTTTAGATTTCATTCCCTCAGCAATTGCAATCGAAGAACATGTTTTACCAGAACCTAATCCATGATACAGTAAAAGACCGCGATACGGCGTATAATTATTCAAATAATCTCGAACTAATTTCTGATGGGTCATTAATGATACTCCAGTTTTATCACCATATATGGTATCACATGTAACGGGATTATCTTCATCCATAAATTCTTCGCGATATGGAAGAAAAAGATTATTTATAAATGTTGAAAAAAACTCGCGATTATTCATAAAATATTGTGAAGATTTAATAAGAACATCCTCTTTTTCCTCAGGTAATCTTGCCATAATTTCTTCATCATTAATTTCAACCATAGTTTCTAACATTTCATTTCTCAACTTTGGGTCTTCTGTTAAACGAGCGCTTTGAGTTACGGTGCCTTTTAATGGTTCTACATTAACTTTCTTACCTATGCTAAGGACTCTTCTTCGAGTTTTTTTATCTTTTGAAATAGTTTTCCCCATTCGTGGTTTTTCCGTGGCTTTAGGAACAGTTTTAGGTAATTCATCGAGTGGTCTTGGTGGGACCATTCTCAATTTTTCCATCATTTTTGCCCTTTTTAAACCAATTTCGTCAGAATCGGTTTCATTTCTCATATCTTTAACAGTTACGTCTATGTTAACAATCTTTCTTTTTTTTGCAATTTCGATATGAACAGGTAATCTTTTTTGTGGAACAGGTTTTTTCTTTAATAATTCTAATTTTGAGGACATATATAATTTTAACACATAAAAAAGTTTTAGTATTATATTTTATAAATTAATAATGAACAATAAAAATACAAAAATGGGTGTGCCTTTGTATAAAAGAAGAGATTCAATTGTAAATGAAATAAACACTTGCATTGAAAAAGAAGTAAATAAATATGCAAAAATAAATCAACATAAAACACCTAAACCTAAGCCTAGAAGCAAAACATCTCTATTAGAAAGAAGTCCTGAAATTAAACATAGTATTTCAGATGTTTATAATAAAAAAATATCTGTATTAGAACTTTAATTATGATTCGATTTTTTTAATTGATTCTTCACATGCAATTTGTTCTGCTTTCTTTTTAATTTTATGCAATCCTTCTCCAAGAAAAACCAAAACCTTTGTATGTTCTTCCACATATTCGGTAATTTCTTGAAATGTAGAAAATTGTTCAAATGGAATTGAATTATCATGAGTAAGCCCATGAATTTCCTGACCAAGACAAATATATACACCCATACGATAACCCTCATCCAAATCATGTGAAATTTCCATATAATCTGGAGTGATCTTAAAATGTTTTTGAACCTTAACTTGTAGTATATTTTTGTAATTATCATCGTTTTTAATTAGTTCGATCCAGTCAATGTGTTTTTCGAAGATTTTTTCAACAAATATCTGTGCAATTTGAAATCCTGGTCCTGTAACAAAAACATTTTCAAACCATTTATCATCATCTTTAATTGAAATTTTATTAAAATCAAGAAACAACGCACCAAGAAAAGACTCAAACAAACACCCTAGTTTCTTAAGATTAGTACGAATTTTTTTCTCCTCAGCGTGTTTTGAGATAATATACCATTTATGGAGTCCCATTTCATAAGCCAATTTTCCAATAGATTCGTTTTTAACAAGAGCAATTTTTTTTTCAGTCATAAACCCTTCATTTTCTTTAGGAAAACGTCGATACAAATAATATTTTGTAATACATTCAAGAACACCATCTCCAAGAAATTCAAGACGCTCATTGGATTTTGTTTTTAAAGACAAGCAATCATCCGGTTGCTCTTCAATTGTAATATTTTCACGTATATTTTCAAGAGCCGGTCTTTTTGTATAGGATTTATGGACAAATGCTCGTTTGTATAAATTAATATTAAAAACCTTACCCGGTACACCATATGAAGTCAGAATAGATTGAACTTCGTTCAATGTAATCTCTTTATTCTCATTGTTGTATGGGTTAAAGATTAATTCCTCACCATCTCGGTTAATATCATCGTCTTGTAGGAGAGTTTTAGCAGAAATCTCATTTTCGCTAGTGTTACCATCAGAATCGCTCATCTGTTGTAATCTAATATGTTAAATCCATTCTATACTGTTTACGAAAATATATTATAAATAAAAATATAATATTTAGTGATTATATAATGCCTACACAACACGGACGCGCTAGAGGAGTTTCTAAACTCGTAAATATACGTAACTGCGGTGGTAACAAAAAGGCTGGCAGTGCCAGAGGATTTATCGCCCCCCAAAACAAAAAATGCTCGGTTATTGGTCGTTTGCCCAACCAAAAACAGGGTGTTGTATTTCCGTCATGCACATATTCTTGCTCGTGTGCAGCAAAATGCAACATGCAGTTTACTAACTAAATTTAAGTGATATACCATAAATTATTATATAATAGTAATTTATAGTATAATGGCAGGTTCAAAAATGGCTAGAAGCAAAGCGAAAATCACAGTTCGTAATCAAGGTGGTGGCAACACAAAAGGTGGTGCGCCTCCTAGCGCAACAGGTTTTCTTAACAACGCGATCAAAAGTGAAATGACTAACTACCCTACTGTAAACCAGGGAAACGATAGAAACTTTGTTTTCACTTTTAAAAGTCCTCATGGTGGACGCCTCATTCGTTAAATACTTTTAGGGTAATTAATATAAAAGTATCATATAATCATATTTATTAAAGAATATGATTATAAAAATTGACGCGCGTGAGAAAAAGGTAATTCCCTTATGTAAAGAATTTATTGAAAAACATTCAATCAAAGATATTACCGTAGAAGTGGTTGGTTTACCTTTAGGAGATATGATTATTACTGATAACGATGGTTGTGAAAAAATAATGATTGAACGTAAATCTTTACCGGATTTAGCATCTAGCATTTGCGACGGTAGATATAGTGAGCAATCTCATCGTTTGCAAAACTATCCGATTCACAATCACAATATCATATATTTGATAGAAGGAGATATTACAAAATTTGTTCCAAAATTTGGTAGAATTAATAAACAAGCCATTTACTCGTCTATTTTTGGTTTACAGTACTATAAAGGTTTTTCGCTTTATAATTCAAAATCTCAATTTGAAACAGCAGAATATCTAGTTAGAATTGCTGATAAATTAGGTAGAGATTCAAAAAAACCTGATTTTAAAGGAGAGTATTATAAGAATTCAACAGAAAGCGAAGAACAAAATGAAAATGAAAATAAAAAGTTAAACGAAGAAAAAAATCAAACACGATACAGTGAGGTAATCAAAAAAAACAAAAAAGACAATATAACCAAAGAGAATATTGGTGAAATATTATTAATGCAAATTCCCGGTGTTAGCAATACAAGCGCGGTAACAATTATCAAAAAATTTGGAACTTTAATGAAATTAATCATTGCTATTCAAAAAGATGGAGAAAAGTGTTTAAAAGAAATCACGTATCAAACGAAAACAGGAAAAACACGTCATATCTCATCAACCTGTTGTAGTAACATTGTCAAATTTTTATTAGATGATGAAGAACAGGTTTTATTTATTGAAACATAATATATCATCAATATATAATATAGTATGTTAAGCAAATACATTGATACCCGAGATTTTTCAAGTTTACATTATTTAGGGCTTTTTGTTATTGGTCTTTTAATTTTTTCAATCATATTTAAAGATTCAGTGCCCAAATTAGACTTGGCAGAAATGTTAAAATTAAAAAAGTTTCATGAAGGTTACAAAAACATGACTTATCCTAATTCAACAGCATCTGATTTTAATCAAACAATCAAAAATGAAAATGAAAACGTATTTAGTGAATTAGATTTTGATACTAAGAGTGACGGCAAAAAAAATGTTGCTCATTTTAAAGATATTACAACATCATTTGAAACATGGGGATCTGTTGTCGCGATTAAAGCATTAATGCAAGGCGCAATTGATCCAAAAGAAACAGATATTACTTCACCCGCATTTGACAAGAACATGAAAGTAATTGAAAAAATTAACAAAGTTATGGAATTCACAAAGAATTTGGAAACTGTCAAAGAAGAATTAGATGTTTAAAATAAATTTAATTCAATTTAAATATTTGAAAAATTGAATTAAAAATAATAGTTTTTGTCAGTTCAAAAACAACAATATGACCGAACCACAACAACCCGCTGTACCAGTAGAAAGAACGATAACGAAAACGAAAAAGAAAAAGAAATTGAAATTGAGATTGAAAGTTGTTTCAAAAGAACAAAATGAGGTTGATGAATATCAACAAAAATCCATTAAAAATAAGGGCACCGGCGCGGGTGGTTCAAATACAAATAAAAATGGTTTGCCATATGAAAGTCTAACTGAACTCAATGAATACTATGATATAATTGAAAAACACGCACATGGTAATACAATAAAATTTAAGGATACAGAACCCCTTTTCATAGCAACAAAACAAGGTAGTTTTATTAAATTAATGGATAACGAATTAGACAAGACAGTTGACATGGCGCATGGATGTAAACGTCCAGATGAATGTTATATTGATAAGAAAAATAAAAGAATATTTATTATTGAAAAAAAATTCCAACAATCTCCAGGTTCTGTATGTGAAAAAATTCAAAGTCCCAGTTTTAAGATTTGGCAATACGGAAGAATGTTTCCAGAATTTAAAATAGTTTACATTTATTGTTTGTCTGATTGGTTTAAAGAAAACTGTAAAAGCGAAATATTATACTTTCATGAAATGAATTACCCAATATTTTGGGGAAATAGTAAAACATATAAAGAAGACATGGTTAAATTTCTTGTTAATTATAAATAATAACCTCAGTTGTAATTGATTCAGGATTCTTTGAATTAATTGCTCGTCTTGCTATAATTTCTTCACAGTTATAATCTTTAAAATTTTCAGTAACTAATTCAACTTTTGCATTACTCATTGCAAATTTAATTTCACCTAATTTTTTAATTTCATCAAACAATGTTTGGTGCAATTCCAAACCAAACCCATCTGCAACATACTTTACAAATGATTTTTTATTTTCAGGTGCGTAAGGTGGGTCTAAATATACAAAATCGCCCTCTTTGGCACGTTTAATTGATAGATTAAAGTTACTATGAATAAATTCTACATCTTTAATCAAATCACTAATATAATTCAAATCATCGAGGGTAATAATTGTGGGTGTTTTTTTATAGTGTCCGTATGGAACGTTAAATCCATTTGGACCTTCACGATATATACCTCTGAAACAAGTTTTGTTCAAAAACATAAACAGTGCTGAACGTTCAACTGAAAAATCTTTCATGCTGTTATATTTACTTCTTATCCAATAATAATAACTCTCTTTTGATGTTTTCGATTCATCAATCGTTTGAGGTTTTCTGTTAACAATTGTACCTTTTATACTGTCGTATTGGGAAATATACATATCAATATATTTGTATAGTTCATCTTTATTATTCTGAATGTTTTGGTAAACAGTAATTAGAATTTTATTAATATCATAAGCATAAATTTTATCTTTAATTATAATTTTATTTTCTTTTTGCAACGATAAAAGTGCCAATAATACACTTCCCCCTCCCAAAAATAATTCGTGATAATTGTTAATTGTGGTAGGAAATTTTGTAACTATATTATTAATAATCTGTGTTTTTCCTCCAAGCCATTTCAAAAATGGTTTCTGTAATTTAACTTCGGACATTTTATTATTAATAATATTATTTTTTCCACAATCAATTTTATTGTTTATCCTTGAGTATTAAAAGGTTTATTTTAATTTATTCAATGGCGAAACAAAGAACCCCAAGACACTTGTTAACGTGCACAATGAGAACAAAACAGTAAATACCACATAAAAAGGTAAATATTCACTTTTGTATAATGATTTAACCAAAGGTTTCTCAATAAACGGTTGGTCAAAGTGTTCTTCTTTTATTTCAGTATTATGTAACTTAGGAAACAAACTAAACATGCCGTCTGTTATTAACGCTAAAAATAATATGAATAATACAAAATTTTTATTACAATTAACGTTGTAGCGATATATTATAATTGCAAATAAAACAAACATGAAACAAGCCAATAAATCTTTTGCATAACCAAATGTTATTTTCATTATTTTATTACTATATAGTGATAAAATAATCATTCTTTGCAAAAATCTTCCATACCAATAATTTGTTTTTTATTATTTTTTTGTTTTACAATTGAAATTTTTTTTCGAGTAACCGGGTCAATAAAAGGATAAAATAATCCATATGCAATCTTAACAAAAATAGGCGGATTGTATAAGTAAGTATTGACCATAATATCCAAATACTTTTCTTGTGCGTGTTTAATTATTTTTCTTACAAACAACTGAACATTTTTAGTTAAATCTGACATCGTAACCCCTTTTAAATTTATAAAGTTAACTATAGTAGGATTTTTTTGCATATTTTCATCATGTTTGTTATATTTCTTTGTTAAATCAAGTGCACCTTCAATAGATTTGCAAACAAAATTAATAATATAATCTTTGTGTTCTTCTTTGTTAATAGTCTTAAACATATCTAAACAACCTTTTATAGAAACAACTAAAGAACCCATCTTTTGTGAATCATTATATGTATAAGAAAAAGATTGATTGAGATAATGTTCCAATTTTATTTTGTCCATTAATGTATGTAAGCATTTTTCTTTTTAATATAAAACTTATTCTTTAAAATTAATAGATAAAAATAGTATTTAATATAATTCCCCACGTGTCTTGTTGGGTTCCAATTTATCAACAGTTTCGGCGCGTGTTCGTTTTAAATATGCGCCTCGATCAACGACATTTCTACTAAATTCTTGACCACCCCAATTTGTGTTCATTGCATTAGCAGTAGGTCCTGATGTTGTTTCCTTATACATCTTATCTAAAGGTGTATCGAGACCAATATATTGCCCCATAGGATCATATGCGGGCATGTTATCTTTGTTATATACGGGTTTGTCCCTGTTAGCATCATACAATAAACTTTCATTATCAACGGCCGGCGGTAAACCAGCGTTTGTATCAATCACATCAGGATGAATTCTGTAACTTGTTTGACCTTGTGCGTCTTCAGTTTCTTGAGCAAATAATATCGGGCATCTAATACCTTGACCTCTCTGCCATTTAGTAAATTCAACATATTCGGCTAAATTTTCAAAAGAAATAGGGTTAACACCAGGAATCATTGCTTTTTTTGTGTTTCTTAAATAGTATCGTCCGTCTTTTTTAATTAAAATATTAGGACAATTTGATGTTGAAAATCCTTCAATCATGTCTTTGCTACGATTATTTAAACAAAAATATAATCCGAGAACAAATAATAATAAAGCAGGTCCTATTTTGGAGAATTCTTTCATAATTATTATATATAACAGTAGAATAAAAATAGTAATCTAAAATCAGTCAATCCTAAAGTTTATTCTTACAAATATATATATGCCAGTAAAAGTTATAAACTTAAATAAGGATACAGCGAATGATGTTACTAGTGTATTAAAAGGAGATAGTCCATGCATGTTAAAAATAACAGCAGATTGGTGCGGTCATTGTAAAACGTTAAAACCCGAATGGGATGATATGAAAAAACAATTAGAACAATCGCAAGGAACTATTATTGATATTGAAGATAAATTAGGAGAACAAAAATTGGATTTATTAGATAAGGCACTTACAAAAAAAGTTGGTTTTGAAGGATATCCTCATATTATTGCTATGCAAGGTGGCAGTATAAAAGATGAATTTAAGGAAGAAAGAAACAGTGAAAATTTAAAAAATTTTTTCACACGTAATGTTATAGATATGCAAAACGGTGGCTGGAAAGTAAGAAGAACTATTTCTAATAGAAGACGTAGAAGAAGAACTCCGAATTCGCGTAGAAGAAGAACTCCGAATTCGCGTAGAAGAAGAACTCCGAATTCGCGTAGAAGAAGAACTCCGAATTCGCGTAGAAGAAAAAGTCCTTTTTCGCGCAGAAGACCTAGAGTAAGACATAGACGTGGAAGAGGTAATTATACTAAAAAACACAAAAAAACAAGAATTCGTTTAGGAGGGCATAACTTAAAAAATATGCGTCAACATAATAAAGTTAATGATTTACGTCGAGGTGTAAAAATGTTTTCAATAGTTTAAAATAACATACTCATTTCATAAAATTGAATTAAAACAATATTATGAAATACATGTAAACTTAAGTATGAGCAAAAAGATAGAAGAAGAATATAGTTTTCGCTTATTCGACTTCGTAGTAAGTGACCCTGAATATGAGGTCGATAATAGTGAAAGTGATGATAGTTCCGATGTAGAATATGATAGTGATGGTACGAAACAGAATCTTTCAAGTAAGAATAAAAAAACAGATCAACGCATGTTTACTGTCCAAATGTTTGGAATTGATGAAAAAGGAGACACGTATTCAATTATGGTAAACGATGTGAAACCGTTCTTTTACGTGATGGTTGATGATGACTGGGGTAAAGGTGAAAAAACACGATTTTTGGCTCATCTACGAGAAAAAGCGGGCGAATTTTATGCCGATTCTATTTTGAGTTGTGATATCGAGAAACATAAGAAATTGTATGGATTTGATGAAGGAAAAGAATATAACTTCATTAAAATCACATTTGCAAACACAATTGTCATGTCGCGTGTAAAGAAGTTCTGGTATGTTGAAAAAACAAAGGCGGAGAAAGCAGAGAGTAAAGATGACCGTTTCTTTAGCAGTCTGAAAATGTCTAAGGTAGGCTATGTATTTGCAAATACTCCCACAAAGTTGTATGAAGCCAAGATTCCGCCTTTGTTGAGATACTTTCACATTCGTAATTTGAGTCCATCTGGATGGGTAAGAATTAAAGATAGTGATACAATTAAATCCGCTTCTAAGTCAACTACTTGCAAATATGAGTTTGAAGTTAACGAAGCAGATATTATTTCAGATAACGATAAGGAAACTGCAGTTCCTTATAAAATTTGTAGTTTTGATATTGAGGCTAGCAGTAGTCATGGAGACTTTCCTATTCCAGTAAAATCATACAAGAAATTGGCTACTAACATCTTGGATTATTATCTTAATAATCCCGACTTTAAAGATGAAACAGTAGAGGAGCAAATCGACATGCTAAAACTTATTGTATTGACTGCTTTTGGTTATGATACGATTGAAGATGTTGATACTGTTTATCCAAAAAAGAAGTATACCCCAAAGAATAAGGAAATTGTCTTGAAATATTTTGACAAATGGATTAGCAAACCAATTATTGGACAAAAGAATGAGAATTCAGATACTCTTACTATTGGAAAGATGTTTGAATCTGCTGAACATGGTGATGGTGAGGAAACGACTGATATATCACAAAATAAACGTCGCGAAATAGCGATTAAAAAGAATGACAAAATCATGGATATTTTAAATAATCCAAAATTCAAACGCGATGAACTTGTAAACCATGTTGATGCTACGCTTACTGCAACATTTCCGCCATTAGAAGGTGATAAGGTTACGCTAATTGGTTCAACTTTCATTCGCCAAGGGATTGATGATGACCCATATCTCAATCATGCAGTTGTTTTGAATACATGTGATCCCGTAGATTCTCTTGAAAACACAGAGGTTAAAAGTTGTGCTACAGAAAAACAATTATTGTTGGAATGGACAAAGGTAATCCAGCGAGAAGATCCAGATATTATTATCGGGTATAACATATTTGGTTTTGATTATGAATTTATGTTTCAGCGGGCTCGTGAAAATGGAATTTCGCGAAAATTCCTAGAATTGTCTAGAAACAAGGGTGAAGTTTGTGGAAAAAAAGATAGAAATGACGAGTTGCAGATTGAAGAAAGCACACTTATTATTGCGAGTGGACAACATGATTTGAAATTTATTAAAATGGCTGGGCGCCTCCAAGTTGATCTTTACAATTATTTTCGTCGAGAACAAAATTTAACATCATACAAACTAGACAGTGTTGCTGGTGAATTTATTGGAGACAAGGTAAAGAGTTGTGAATGGGACGAATCCAAACAACAATCACTAGTTAAAAGTGGCAATCTAACTGGTCTTAAAAACAAAACATATATTTGCTTTGAAGAAATTGGCCATTCAACTGAAAAGGTACAAGATGGTCACAAGTTTATTGTAGACAATGTAAATGAGAATGCGGGAACGTTTACAATTGATGAAGATGTTGAATTTACACCCGGTAAACCAATTCGTTGGTGTATGGCAAAGGACGACGTTACGCCACAAGATTTGTTTCGTCTTGCAAATGGTACATCAGCAGACAGATCAATCATTGCAAAATATTGTTATCAGGATTGTAATCTTGTTCATCATCTTATGAAAAAGATGGATATTATTACTGGATTTGTAGAGATGGCGAAAATTTGTAGTGTTCCAATGAATTTTATTGTAATGCGTGGTCAGGGCATAAAACTTTTGAGTTTTGTTGCTAAAAAATGCAGGGAAAAGAATACACTAATGCCCGATATTGAAAAGAATGATAATGATGGTGGATATGAAGGTGCTATTGTACTTCCGCCAAAATGCGATCTTTATCTAGATGAGCCAGTTGCTTGTGTAGATTACAGTTCTCTATATCCGTCTTCAATGATCAGCGAAGGACTTTCACATGATAGCAAGGTATGGACAAAAGAATATGATCTGGAAGGAAACCTCAAACATATTACTGGTGAGAGAGACAATGAAGGAAATTTCATTTATGATAATTTACCGCGATATAAATATGTTGATGTTACCTATGATACATATAATTATCGTCGTAAATCAGGAACTTCAACAGTGGTCAAAGAACTATGCGGAAAAAAGACATGCCGATTTGCACAATTTCCTGATGGTAGGAAGCCTATTATGCCATCAATTTTGGAAGAGGTTCTTGCGGCCCGTAAGGCTACAAGAAAGAAAATTAAAACAACGGATGATGAATTTATGAAAAATGTTTTGGATAAGCGTCAACTTAGTTACAAAATTACAGCAAACTCTCTTTATGGACAATGTGGTGCAAAGACGAGTAGTTTCTACGAGAAGGATGTGGCTGCTTCGACGACAGCAACAGGACGAAAGTTGCTTATTTACGCCAAGCATATTATTGAGGAGGTATATGGAGATAGAATAGTAGATACAAGTCTTGGTAAGGTACATTCTCATGCTGAATACATTTATGGTGATACTGATAGTGTTTTCATGAGTTTTAAACTCACGGAACTAGATGGAACGCCTATTACAGGAAGAAAAGCACTAATCATGACAATCGAACTAGCAAAAGAAGCCGGTGAGTTGGCCACAAAATTCTTGAAAAATCCTCATGATTTGGAATATGAGAAAACATTCATGCCATTCGCGTTGTTGTCAAAAAAACGCTATGTTGGAATGCTATATGAAGAGGACCCTGATAAGTGCAAATGTAAAAGTATGGGAATTGTCCTTAAACGTCGAGACAATGCACCGATTGTAAAAGATGTTTATGGTGGAGTTATTGATATTCTTATGAAAGACAAAAACATTCAAAAGGCTATTGATTTTACAAAACAGTGTTTGCAGAATATTGTAAACGAAAAATATCCTATAGAAAAACTAATTATTTCAAAATCGCTAAGAGGTTATTACAAGAATCCCAAACAAATTGCACATAAAGTTCTTGCAGACCGTATGGGCAAAAGAGATGCAGGAAACAAACCTGCTATTGGAGACAGAGTTCCGTTTGTTTACATTAGTGCAAAAAATAAGAAAACGCTTCAAGGAGATAGAATTGAAACACCTGAATTTATCAAAGAAAACAATATTCGACCCGATTACTCCTTTTACATTACTAACCAAATCATGAAACCATTGCAACAGGTATTTGCTCTTGTATTAGAAAAGATACCTGCGTTTAAGAAAAAAGTCAAAATGTTCCATCATAAAGTGAAAGCACAAGAAAGGTTGTTGAAGGATGATGTTGAAAAATTTGCTCGCAAAGAGGCTGATATGAGAAATAAAGAAGTAAAGGCATTGATTTTCGACGAATATCTGCGACAATCTGAAAATATTAAAAAAGGTAATGTGGAAATTACTAAAATTTTCAAGGCTGTTTCATAAATAGTAAAAAATTTATTAGTATGAAGTAATAAATTTTTTATTCAATATATTAGTATTCAAAAAAGTAATAAAAACTATCTAACTCTATTTAATAAATACCATATGGAAACCCAAATAATAAATGCAAGTGATATGATAAATACAGATACAGAAAATACTAATCAGCAAAGCGCAAGTAATTTTGAAAATGAGCACGAAGAAAAAATACTTTGCACTATTTGTCAAGAGTATATTGATATGGAAGCCGAAATTTATAAACCTACTAGTTATAAATTAGAAACGTGCGTACATCGATTTCATACAACATGTATTATTAACTGGTTTCGACAAGGAAATAAGACATGTCCCAATTGCGGAGATAATGGTCCTCATTCGGGAGGTTCAGGTGCATTTCGTTATTGGGCAAGAGGCGTTCGTGCTTATGAACTTCAGGCACGGTTTAGTTTATTGAGAACGTATTCAAAAACAAAGAATGCCCCCCAATTTCTGGTTAAAAAATTTGAAAAGTTAAAATCTCTTGAAGAAAAAGAAAAAAAAGCAAAGATGGAAAAGAAAGAAGGAAAAAAGAGAAAATGTGATCCCGAAAAAACATATAGTGAATTACAAAAAGAACAAATGAAATTATCAAGTAAAGCATGGAGTGCTGAAAGAAGAGTAGTTGATGAAAAAAAGAAAATAGCATCAATACCAATTGTTCCAGTTATCATTCCAAAAATTAAATATATAGTAAAAGAAGTTTCAAATCAAAATGAGATTATCGAATAAACATAATATATTATAAGTTTAACATATTATGTTAAAAATAAAATTTATTGTTATTAATATAAATGAATTTTGTTTCTTTCCATGAACCACGTATAATTCAATTCTCACCAATACGTTCTGGAAGTACACTAGTTTATAATTACCTGTTACATTTAAAAAAAAACCCACAAAAAATTCATAATTACACCTGCAAAAAAAATAATCGTTACATCATTACAATTAGACATCCATATAATTCAATTATTTCATCTATTTTACGATATGACAAAGAGATAAATATTAATACATTGAAAGAAGGAATTAATGGATATCTTTCTGATGGTGGTAATTGTATTATTAATAATAATTTTAATGATGATAACCATTGTGTTTTAATTTATGAAGATTTTTTACATAATCATGACATAATACTTGATAAATTGGAATTATTTTTTAATGAGAAATATTCAGTTAATTTAAAAAATGAAATTAAGACAAAATTAGATATTAATAATATCAAAAAAAAACTTCAAGATAAAGGGTATGACAAATTCGACAATTATGATAAAAAATATCAATTACATGGTAAACATATTAGCGAATATAATGGTAAAACTGACTATAAAAGTATTTTAAAAGAACATGAAATAAAACTACTTGAAAACAATATCAAACTCACAAAAATTATTGACAAATACTATAGTTAATCGACATCACTAGCATTTTCATCATTAGTACTAATAACTGATTCGGTAACTGTAGCAAAATTAAATGATATATCATTTAATTGCTCCTGTGTAATGTTTGATAAATCAAATGTTTGCTGTAAATATGCAGTAACTTCATGTGTTAATGTATTTGTAATTTCACTTATAACACTAGTTACTAATTGGTCAACATGTTCATCACCAGCAATAACATTATTGCTATTATCATAATCTACGCTATTTCTTCCATCACTACTATAATTTGTGCCATCGCTTTCACCGCTATCATCACTTTCATTTATATTTGATGTAAAATCGCCGTCGGCTGAATTTGAACGATGTCTTCTTGGACTAGGTGTTGGAATATTTGAATTAGTAACATCAGTATTAAATGGATTACTTATTGCTGTTCTTGGATCATATTCACGAATATCATATCTACATAAAGGACAGCGGACATTACTTCGAAACCATCGTTCTAAATTTTCCTGTAAAAATATATGTCCACAGTGTAATATTCTTCTAACACTATCACTATTTTGAAAAGTAATCAACCCTATAGGACATCTATTTTGTCTACAATTTGTAATATTGCCAAATTGAACTATTTCTGTTGCATTATCAATTTCGACAGTTGTAGCCCGTATAGGGACCGGCGTCATTTCAGAGTAATTAAACAGAGTTCGAGAATTATTTGGCGTCAAAGTAGAAGGTCTTCGTAAAAAAAGTCTATCTCGTGGTTCATAAAATTCCATTACACGTGAAGATCTACCATTCGTATTATTTATTCTAAATCGAGGACTTCCAATAACACGTCTGGGTTCAGATGAATGTTGAAACCCGTGATTTGGAATATTATTTCTTATATTTTCAGGTTCATTATTAATATCTCTTGGAATTGTTCTAACAATTCTTGGAGAAAGATTACGAAATCTATTATTAGAATTAGAATTAGTATTAGAATTAGAATTAGAATTAGAATTGGAATTGGTATTAGAATTAGAATTGGAATTAGTATTAGAATTAGTATTTAAATTTCCAAATCTATTGTTCGCTGGCGGATTACTATGGTTATTTCTACGACTAAATAAAGTTGTTAATATTTCTACAAACTCCTCCTCCTCTCTTGTACGTTCATCACTAGAATTTTCTGTACTTTCTCTGTTATTGTTATTATTATTGTTATTGTTGTATACTATTCTTCTTAAATCATATCTCATTTCATTATTAAGTAAAGAGTATGTGTGTTGTTCAATTCGGTCATACATATTTGATGCTAAACGTAAGTTCTGCTGAATACCATTCGTTAGTCTCATGTATTGTTGAACAAGTTCATTGTAATTCATATATGAGTTATTGTTCCTTTCTGTCATTTATTTATGTTTATATAAAATGTGTTTAAATACAAACTTATTACTATTGTAATATGAACGGTAATGGATTAACAGGTCTAGCAAACCTTGGAAATACATGTTTTATTAATGCAACAATTCAATGTTTATCACATACAACAGAGTTTAGTGATTTCTTAAATAAAGGTGAATGGAAAAAAAAGTTGAACAAGAAAAAGAATGCTCCTGATTCAATGTTACTTGTCGAATGGGATAAATTGAGAACCATGATGTGGAGCGAAGATTGTAAAATTTCTCCAGGAGGTTTTATTCAATCAGTACATCGGGTTGCAACATTAAAAAACAAAGAATTATTTACTGGTTTTGCACAAAATGATTTACCGGAATTTCTATTATTCATAATTGATTGTTTTCACAATTCAATATCGAGAGAGGTAGAAATGAATATTACAGGTTCAGTTAAGAACGAGAAAGATTTAATGGCTAAAAAATGTTATGAAATGATGCAAAATATGTATCGTAAGGAATATTCTGAAATTTTAAATATGTTTTATGGTATCAGTGTGTCACATTTAGTATCTTTAAATGGTGAGACTGTAGGAGCCAATCCCGAACCATTTTTTATGATTGATTTGCCAATTGCACGACCAAGTGGAACCATCACAAATGAATATACGCTTGATGAATGTTTTCAAGAATATACTAAAAATGAACTGTTAGAAGGAGATAACGCGTGGCATAATGAAAAAACAGGAAGGAAAGAGTCTGTTAATAAAGGAATCGTTTTTTGGAGTTTGCCAGATATTTTAGTCATTGATTTAAAAAGATTTTCAAATGACAATAAAAAAAACAGAAGCAGGGTTAATTTTCCAATGACTGGTTTAGATTTATCAAAGTATGTTGTTGGCTATAACAAAGAATCATATGTATATGATTTATATGGCATTTGTAATCATACCGGTAACGTTATGGGTGGACATTATTTTGCTTACATTAAAACAAATGATGATGTATGGCATGAATTTAATGATACTGAAGTAAAGAAAACAGATAGAAATTTCTATGATTCAGCATATTGTCTTTTCTATAAAAAAACAAATAAATGTTAGTATATATATAATAATGAGCAATGTTGATATTTCACCAACTATAGGATTGTCGGAACAATATAATTCCTTTAATAGTAATTTTAGCAACAATCCATTAATTATTGTTGTATTAACTGTTATGATAATCGTTTTTGTTTTAGGTTCGGGAAGTTTAGGCCCTGGGTTCAAAACAGGTTCAATGGCAGCCAAAGCAAACCTTGATTTAGAAACACAAAACATAGGTTTTATTGAAATATTTATGTGGGGTATTTTTGTATTCTTAATTTTGATGAATGGCGTTCAATACTTTTTTGGTGTTGATATAACAGCATCAGTTAAAAATCTTTTATCAGGAAAACCAACTATTGATTTAACTGTTATTCAAGATGAACCTGATGCAGTAGAAGAAATTAAAGCAAAAAAACAGGTTTTTCACATTCCTAAAAATAATTACACATATGAAGATGCAAAAGCAGTTTGCGCTGCTTATGGTGCAAAACTTGCCAATGTAAAACAAGTGCAAAAGGCACATAATTCAGGCGGAGAATGGTGCAGTTACGGGTGGTCTAATAATCAGATGGCTCTTTTCCCAACTCAAGACGAAACATATAAAAAACTCCAAACAATACCAGGACATGAAAATGATTGTGGCAGACCTGGTATAAATGGTGGTTACATCGATAATCCTAATGTGCGTTTTGGAGTTAATTGTTTTGGGTACAAACCTGAAATGTCTGGAAAATCATTACAAGCAATGAAGGATACTTCCAATAAATATCCTAAGACAAACGATGAAATAGTATTTGAAAAGAAGGTCGATGACTGGAAGGAAAAGATCCCGGACATATTAGTTGCCCCTTTTAACCATGATTCATGGAGTAAAATATAATTTATTTAAAATAATATCACGTTAATAATGATATTATTTTAATTTTCTTTTTCGTGTTTTATTTTTTAATCCGGAGAGCCTTTTCAATGTTTTATTTTTAACAACCTTCTCTCTTGGTTTAGACATTTCCAAAAGTTTATCAAATAAATCACTCGGAACTTCACCATTATTTTTTGTATCAAATCGCATGGATGTGAGTTTTTGTTGAGTATATAATAATCCGGCAGGAACTACCATATTTCCCAAAATAGATCCTCCTCCTTTTTGATTTTTTGTAATAAGCGGAATTCCATTTTCTAACAATAAGGATTCGACCTTGTATCCACCACTATAAACCTTTCCGTCTTTGTCGCGACTATATACGAAATCATTTTTTGTTAACTCAGACATATTTATATATAAATAACAGTGATATTTATATATTTTAAAAACAACTAGTTGTTGTTGTAGGTTCTTTTAATTTCATTACTAAATTTATATTCTCGTTTTTCCTTAATATAATTAATTATTTGTTTTACTTTTTCTTCGTCAGTTATAACATCGTTAAGACATTGTTCAATAAATTTAAACGTAAGAGGATTCGGCGTTTTCATATTTCCAAATCGCAATCTACCATCACTAATATTAATAGTTGCATTGGATAAGCCATTAGTTTCAATATAACTAGTAATATTTTCACTTAGGGAATTCCTTTGCTGTCTTAATTCGCGTGCTTTTTCATTATAAGCCTTTAACTGATTATCTATAGTAACCCAGTCTTGTATTTGTTTTTCAAAATCGCCCATGTTTTATATATACTTATGTAATTTATCTAAACTTTTTACGTTATATTATTTAAATATAACGTAACTAATTGTATTTAGTTTCTGCGGTTTTTGTTGTTACGGTTCTTGCGGTTGCGTCTCGTATTTTTATTGTTACGGTTCTTTCTGCTTTTGTTTCCACCCTTAAGAGAAAGTGATCCTCTTTTTAAGGTTTTTTTAACAGCACGAGGTAATCTCTTTTTTTGCACGGCTTTATGCGCTAAAAAGAAACTGGCCGGTAATGCAAGCGACTCTAATGCGGTGGCGAACATTCCTCCTCTTTGTTTTCTATTTCTATTTCTATTTCTATTTCTTCTAGATTTGTTTCTCTGATTACGGTTCTTTTGATTGCGATTTTTCTGGTTTCTAGCCATTATAATATATGTAAATATATTTATTAATCAAATAATCTTTTTTTATTACGCACTAAAATTATGAATATGCCTAAAAGTAAAAGAAAATTAATTATGATGAATATCATTGTAAAATATAAATATGGATAAATTTCATGCAATATAACCAATAATACTGGTTTGCATATTTTTATAATTTCTTTTTTAAACTCATCTTTTTGAATTATTTTCAATATCGCATCTGTAAACAAGTTTTTCATATTAACTATATAAAATATATTTTTTTGCGTGTTATTAACGACTAAATTTTCTAACTAACCTCTAATATGAATAACATTTTAAAAACAAATAATTCATTTCCATTTGAACAATTATCTTTAGCAACTCCGACTGGTGTTCAGGGTGGAACCTACTATTCAAAAATAACAATTGAAAATGAACCAGTATATTTTCAATCACCAAAATGCTATACAAAAAATGGTATTAAAAAAACTGATAAAAAAACGTACTGTGACCTTTTATTAACAAATAATGACAGTGAATTTATTGAATGGATATCAAATATTGAAAAAAAAATGCAAGACATAATATTTGAAAAAAAAGATACATGGTTTCACACACCGTTAGACAGAGATGATATAGAAACATTTTTTACATCTCCTATAAAACTTTATAAAGGTACAAAATATTTAGTGAGAGTAGACATACCAACATCAAAATTAATGAATAACAAACCACTTATTCAGATATATGATGAAAACGAACAAGAAAAGCACGCAGACGATATAGAAGATAGTACTAAACTCATATCGATAATAGAATTGAGTGGGTTAAGATTATCATCTAATAGATTTCAATTAGAGTTAACTTTAAAACAGGTAATGCTTATTGAGGATAAACAATTATTTACAAAATGTTTAATACAAAAAAATAACATACCAATGGAAACTAAATCAAACGAAGACGAAGAACGCAAAGAAATTATTTCTTCACAAGAAGAAACCACACCTGAACAGATTAAAAAAGAGGAGGTAGTCACAGAAGAAACTAATCATGAGAATATAACCAACGAAGAGCATACTCAATCAGAACCTGTTGAACCTATTGAATCAGAACCGGTTGAACCTATTGAATCAGAACCGGTTCAACCGGTTGTTCCCGTTCAACCAGAACCAGTTGAATCTGTTGAAAAAGAAGTGCTTCAGGATGAACCTTCTGAATCTACTTCATCTGAAATTGTTGAATCAGAAACCTTAACAGAAATATCTGCAAATACAACAGACGATGTTCAAAGTATGACTCTTAACAAGATTATCAACGATGTAATTGTTGATGAAGAAGAAGACGAAGAACCAACAATTACATCACATGTAAATGAAGAAAAAAATGAAAATACCAATAAAAAACAAGCCATGATTGAAGGTAATAATGGAGATAGTGATGAAGATAGTGATGAAGATAGTGATGAAGATAGCGATGAAGATAGCGATGAAGATAGCGATGAAAATAGTGATAGTGATATCAAAGAAGGAAACGATGCTAATAAAAATAATGGAAAGGAAAGTTTAGAAAACATAAATACTTTAGAAGAAGTAGAATTATCAATAGACGAATTAGAACCAAGCGATACTTTACAATTAAAAACTCCATCGGATGTTTATTATGAAATATATAAGGAGGCAAGAAAAAAGGCAAAAGACGCAAAGAACCATGCAATTCAAGCCTATTTAGAAGCAAAAAATATTAGAGATACATATTCACTCAATGATTTAGATAGTAGCGATGATGATTTTGATTATCTTACCGAAAATTGAGAAGTTTTTAAATTCTTTAGCATAAAATAATTACATATTGAAAATTATTTTATCTTTAATTTTATATAATGGCGAAACTTAACCTCAAAAAACTCAGCATGCCGAAGATGACCATGGAAAACTTACTCATGGCAGGCGCAGTAGTTGCTTTAGTATATGCTTTATACACATACAGTGGAAATAAAGGATTAAAAGTTGAAGGCGTGGAGAGCGCTAACACAAATGGTGCCAAACAAAACAACAACAGTGTCGCGGGAATCTCTACGGCGAACGACAACTTTGCCCCCGTTAGTGGAATGAACGGCAGCGAATCGCAAGTCCCTGCTGTTGGTGGAAACAAACAAGTTTCCAACCCTGGAGATTTATTACCGAAAGATAACAATGCCGGCTGGGCTAACCAACAGGCTAGTGGCGGTCTTGACGTAAGTGTTGTTGAATCTGGACACCACATCGGTCAAGTTGGTCAAGTGAATCGTAATGCTAACCTCCAACTTCGTTCGGAACCGGCTAACCCCCAGAGTGCTGTTGGTCCCTGGAACCAAACTACCATGGCTCCGGATAACAACAGACGTCCTCTCGAAATTGGTGCTTAAATTTAATTATATAATATTTTCATTAAGATTATATAATTTTCAATGTTTGAGAATATATACTAATAATATATACGAAATAGAAATGGAAGAAAGAATGTCAATGGCTGGTTATGTTTTAGCATTTTTTACAATTGTAATGATAATAAAAATTTATTTAGAATCTGATTGGAGAAATCTTACATGTATTATTTCAACAGTTGATGGTAATAAATATTGTGTGCGAGAACAATCAAGAATGGATCAAGTTGCCGATCTTTTAGCACATACAACAAGTGATCTTAAAAAACTTGTTCAAGTTGCAAACGAAAAATATCCAGATAGAGAAAATGTAAAAAGATTGGTTGAAGGGTTTAATCCTAAAAAAATATATGAAATACTACCAACGAGTGAATATACTGCATACAGTGAAAATAAAGGTGAAAAATTAGCATTTTGTACAACAAAAGAGAAAAAGAATAGTTCTGAATTAATTGATAAAAAGACCTTATTATTTGTTGGAATCCATGAATTATCACACATTATGACTGTTTCAGTTGGTCATGAACCGGAATTTTGGAAAAACTTTAAATTTCTTCTTGAAATAGCAAAAGAGGCCGGTATACATGAACCATACAATTATAAGGAAAATCCTATTGAATACTGTGGAATGATGATTACAGATAATCCTTATTACGACTTAGAGTAATGTAAAAATTCTAGTTTACTATTGTTTTCTATTGTTTCTTCTTTATTAACAATTGAAAATTTATCACTAATATTAGGAAAGAATACGTCACAATCATAGTCTTCATGAATATGTGTGAGATGAATATCAGTAATGTTTTTTTCATTTAAATATTTTTCATATATAGTTCCACCACCAATTATCCAGTTCTCAATAAAGTTTTTTTGTTTACAAAATTCATCTACTTCGTCAAGCGATTTCAATGCAATACAGTTTGAAAATGTATCTGTATCTGGTATTAAATCATCTGGTTTACTTGTTAATACAATATGAAATCTTTTTGGTAATGGTTTTTTTGGTATGCTTTCCCATGTTTTTCTACCCATAATAATAGAATTACTTGGAGAACCTGATGTCTTAGGCATTCCCTTTGTTAATTTAGAAAAGTGCCTTAAATCAGTTCGTGAGTACCATGGTATACTATTCGAATTACCGATTCCGTTACCATTGCAAATAGCGACTATCAATTTATAGTTCATTGCCTAATTATAATATGATTGCTTTATATATATGTCAAAATTATATAAAATATATCATGTTACAAATGAAAAAATTCTCAAATTATATGTTTTTATAGGAAAAAAACAGTTAGATGATGGTACAAAAACAGAGCAATTAAGTGAATTATTAAAAACAAATCCTGAACATGAATTATTTCCTTTAATATTTGATAAACAAGAATTAACGAATATTATAGAAAACAATATTTTAGTAGAATTTGTACCTTTATCAATACATGTTGATGATACTATCGAAACTGTTAAAAGAAAATTACTTACAATATTAATGGATGAGTTCTCATTTGAAGAAATCTATCTTTTTGGAGAAACACGTAAAGTTATTGACCCACAACGAGTTTATAAATCTCTTACACAAAATGACAAGGTAGAACTAACAAAAAAACGATTCATACAATATTTATCAAACATTCCGGAGGTTTCACTAGATGAACTTGTAGATAAAGATGCTTATACATATTCGGATATCATATCATTAAATTTAAAAGAGAAAGACTATTTATGTAAAATGTCTATCGGTCAAAAATTAATGGTAGAAGAAAAATATCCATATTCTGTAAATCCGTATGAAGTAATTGCATTTGACGAATTTTTGGAAGAACATGCAGAAACTATTGTTTCAACAGAAAATAAAAATCTATTATTTGAAGTTGGTGAAATTAATAATAATATTATTTATTTTGCGGATGCAACAAACGTTTTTGAATACATGTCTGAAAACAAATTAAACCAAGAGACTGCGTGTAAAATATATTTTCCATTTCTCTATCAATATGGCATAAAAAACAGTGATAATCTAGAATTAGGAAAGCAAGCATTGCTTGACCGAAATAAAATTTTAATAGATAAAAGATTTACAAAACAAACAGAAAATGTTGATTTATTTTACACTATGTTTGATACAAGAAAAAAGGAACTTGAATATATCGAAAAAGGAATAAAATTACTTCATTGTGTATTACATCCAACAGTTCAAGTTAATATTCCTTTGGATACTATTTTTAAATTAATACATGCAACCAAAGAAATTCCATTTATAAAATTTAATCATAGTTCGCGTAAAGAAAAAGTTTATCGGTTATATACTGAAAAAATTTCTAAGACAGGAAAAAGAATACCATTTTTGAATAAAGCCACCATATTAAATTTAAAAAAAACAATAGGGAAAGTTAAAAGTGTGTCAGTTTATACAGTTAGAGAATACAAAGGTGTAACTATTCCAGTTATTGTTGAAATAGATAATCTTGCAAACATCTCTATTACTGTTGAACCTGAAAAGGGTTATCAATTAGAGGAAATAGATGAAATTATTAGACTATCAGTGAATCCAATTATTAGAATTATTAAAGATTTTCTTGAAAGTAGTGGATATGAATTAAATTTATTTACAGACTTGAAAGACAACAATATTGAGGTGTTTCGTATTTTGTTTTATAATTATTTAACTATTAGTAAAAATATTTCATTAAACAAAATAATAGGGTGTTTATCTAGTGTTTTTAATGTAGTTGTTGATAATTTAAATGACGGTTCAATATTACAATATAAGCGAGTTTCAAATTATAACGAAATGGATGCACAAGAATCGTTTATTATTGAACAAATTAATTTAAGACAACAGGTTCCTGATATTATTACATTGTTAAAAACAAATTTTTTTCTTAGTGACGAAGATGCAAAATTAAAAATAGCACAATTCATGAATGATGTTCAAGTAGAAATGAATGCATTTGAAGGTCGTAAACTTAGAATTCGAAATAATCCAGGGTTTCCAGTTGTTATTCGTAAAGAAAAATTTAAAAATAATGTACTAGTCGAAGTTGATAAAATAAATGATGTAAAATATCTTTATACCATACCGATATTTATTGATTCATTATTAAGAATAACACAGGATTCAGGTTCATCAAATGTTGATAAAAAACAAATATCTAAATTATGTTTGTCAAAAAAGAAAGATTCGGTTGTTGAAATAAACGAGATTAAGATTAATAGTGAGAAAAAATTTTTAGAAGATACAACTACAAATAAGGATGACGATGAAATAGAAGAATGGATTGGTCAAAGAGACGAACCTGGAAATAATTTAATAGATTTAATGCTTGGAATGGATGAAGAAGAGGAAGAAGAGGAAGAAGAGGAAGAAGAGGAAGAAGAGGAAGAAGAGGAAGAAGAGGAAGAAGATGAATCTGCAAAAAAAAGTGGTGGTGGTGGAAACACAAATGATAGTGATTCTTCACTTGGTGATTCTTCACTTGGTGATTCAATTAATCTTTCTGATATGTCATCTATCGGTTCTCTTCAAGACGAAGACGAAAAATCAACAAAATCAAAAACACCACCAATTCAGTTTAATATACCTAAATTAGAAAACCAAATGTCAGCGCAAACAAGTGTTGAATCAAGTATTGATCTTGATGATTTAGATGAAACTCTTGATGATCTTATTAGTGAAGAAATTCGTGAAAAACAACCTTCTATTGATGAAGCGTCAACAAGCAAAGAATCAAATACTAGCGTTGAGAGTGACGATGTAGAAGAAGAACTTATGGGCGATATTACAGGTCTTACATTATCAAATCCATACTATTTTTTTGACAGAATGATTAAGCGAGATCCTGCGTTATTTCTCAAAAAACAAGATGGTAAATTTAAAGCATATTCTAGAATATGTCCATCAAATGTTAGACGACAACCAGTAATATTAACAGACAAGGAAAAAGAAAAAATAGATAGAGAGCATCCAGGTTCATACACAAATACATTCAAATATGGTTCTACACCCGATAAACAATTCTGGTACATTTGCCCCAAATACTGGTGTCTTAGTAAAAATGTAAGTTTAACAGAAGATGAAGTAAAGCGCGGAGTTTGTGGAGGACAAGTTATACCATTTAATGCAAAAACTGTTCCAAAGGGAAAACATATTTATGAATTCAATGCGGAAGAAGGAACATATTCTTCTAGAGAATGGATTGACCCTGATGGAAAATACATAGAACATCATCCAGGTTTTGTTAAAGAAGGAAGTCATCCAAACGACCTAGGTGTACCATGTTGTTTTAAGTCATGGGAATCACCAGAACAAGAAAGACGCCGAAAAGTTTTTTTAGAAAATAAAAAGATAGAAAAAAAGGGCGTAGACAAAGAAGAATATATCAAAGGTCCAGAGAAATTTCCATTAGATGATGCAAGATATGGTTACCTTCCTCTTTCAGTTCAAAAATTCTTGCATACAGATAATACAAAGTGTTATATTAGCAACACTAATAAGAATATTAAACGACAAAAGGTTTGCTATATTAGAAGAGGTGTCGAAAGTAATAAAAAGAAATCCTTTATAGCGAATATAGCATATATTATAAGTAGCGAACCACATATGAAAGAAAAGAAAGGTGTCCCAACTATTGAAGAAACTATAGAAATAATCATAAATAGTATTAACTTGGATACTTTTTTAACCTATCAGAACGGTAATTTGATTGAAGTATTCGCTGATAATAATAGAGAAATCGACATTAATAAATACAAAGATACACTTCTATATAAAAAATATACTGATCTTTCCAAAAAAGAAGGTATCTACAATGACATGTTAAAAAGTACAATCCAATCATTTGAGAAATTTGTCGACTATCTTCGAGACCCGGAAGAAACAATAACATACACATATCTTTGGGATATTATATGCACACCAAATCCGAGATTATTTGAAAAGGGGTTAAATCTCGTAATATTGAATATGCCAAATGATGATATTACAGACAATATAGAACTTATATGTCCTAGCAACTCTTATTCTGATAATAAATTTGATAAAAATAAGCCAACTTTAATTTTGATTCAGCAAGAAAACTTTTTTGAACCAGTTATTCGCTATGTTAATGTAACGAAAACAATAACGGGTCCAGATAATATAATTATTATGAAATTATTTTCAATTCATTCTACAATTTTAGAACCATCTATGATATATATGTTAAAAACTATACATCAAATATACAATACAAAATGTAATCCTCTAAGAAGTGTTACTGAATATAAATTTAAAACACCATTAACATTTGCAGAAACTATAAATATACTAAAACAAAACGCGACCTTTAATTTATTGAATCAGGTAATTAACTATAAAAACAAGGTTATTGGTATGGTTATATCATATAATAGTATCGTAGGATTCTTACCCTGCAGACCATCATCCATGCTAGTAGATATTCCTTATTTAAATATGGATGAAGATGAAATATGGTATGATTATAAACAAACAACAAACTATCTTAAATTAATTAGCAAAGAAACAAATAAACAAATTCCATGTTTACCAAAAATAAAGGTTATTGAAGATGAAATGATTGTGGGTATTATAACAGAAACAAACCAGTTTATAATGTTAAATAAACCAGAAACAAATACAAAAGATGATGATTTGCAAGAAGTTCGAGATAGAAATTTTGTTATGATCGATAAAACAACTCACCATAATCAAGAATATGATACCGAACGAGAATTATATGTAAAAAAAATTAAATTAGAAACAAAATTTTATTCAGTTTTTAGAAATTTATGCAAAATATTACTCAATAAATTTGAAAACAGAGAAATACGAAAATCTATAGAAACTATTTTTTCACAAAAACATCTTTTATATTACGATAAAAACAAACAAATATTAGATTTGTTAAAGAAACTTATGATGGGTCATATTGAATTTACTATTTATGATGAAAGTATTATAAATGAATTAGAAGAAATTACAAAATGTATAAACTCAACAAGTGATGAATGCAATGAAAAATCATTTTGCATGACTATGGAAACAGATAAAGAAGGAATTTGTAAATTGTTAATTCCTAAGGATAATTTAATCAATAAAAAGAACAATGAGGAACTTTATTTTTCTAGAATTTCAGACGAAATAATTAGATATGGACAAATACGAATGTTTTTATTTAAACCGCAAAACTATTTATCTTTAGATTCGGTTAATTATAAATTAAACGAAAATGAAATAATTCTACTTGATACTCTTTTAAATATTGAATACTTTGATAATATGATAGAAAGCGAAAATCAAAAATACTTTTCATATTCCACTTTTGACCAGAGTAACCCGAATAAAACTATTCCATTTACAAACAAAGAAGAATTTCATAAACTATTGCAACCAATAAAAAAACTAAGTCCCAAACGGGTTATTAAAGAAGAACGTTCTGCTGCATGTGTCATGCAGGATGATGGTAAAATTAATATTAATTTAATAGGAAAAATAAAGAAAATGATGCCGTCAAAAACATTTGAAATTAAATATCAAAATACTGAAAACTGTTCTTTTGAAATATTTATTCAACTTTTAAATTATGCGCGTTCTATTGAAGAATCTAAAAACTTAGATGGCGAAATAACAATTACAAACCTCAAAAACATATTGGTTAAACAATATGATGAATTAATTAAAACAAAACCAAAAAAGAATACATTATTTAAATTATTAGAAATATTTAAAATAGAAAATAAGAAAAAAGAAGTAATTAAATTAGTAAAAAAAAATAATATTACACTAACAGATTTTATTTTATCTGAAAATTATTATTTAACTAATATTGATTACATGTTATTATCAAAATACTTTAATATTCAACTATTGTTGATATCCTCCACTCCACATAGAGAAAACAAGAAAGAACTTTTACTAACACACAACAATGGAAGTGATATTTATTTAGTTATTAAGGTATCTGGAATGTCAATAAGAAATGAATACTTTAAATTTTCATTAGTCGGATTTACAGAGAAAAGCACCGAACAATTTATATTTATGTATGATGTATTTCCAGAAGTATGTCAAAAAATAATAAAGGAGGAGAAAAACGATAATATTTATAAAAAATTATTAGGATACATAGAAAAACAAAAGTTACCTAAAAAATTGGTACTTAAAAAGGTAGAATAAAATAGTTAATTAATTGTAACTATTTTATTTGCTATAAACAGAATAATTGTTTTGAATTATTTATACAGTTATATCACCTATACCAATTCCATCATCTTCTTCATCTTCGTCTTCGGAACTGCTATTTTCTTTATTTTCTTCACAATCATCAGAATCATCAGAATCATCAGAATCATCGGAATCATCAGAATCATTATTTTCTATAGTTACATCATCATCTTCGTTATCTATAATAAAATTTTCAGGTGTAGCATTATTTAAAACTTCTTCAACTCTTTGTCTAATAGTATACCGTCTAATATTACGCGCATTTCGTGACAGAGTGACTTCTTTGTCTCTAAACGCCTTTAAACTTATTCGAAAATTTCTAAAACTAATTGTTCTTGTGGCTGTACTATTAGACATTTGGGATAAATAATATAATTTAAGTGTTTCTTTGTGTTCTTTAATTATTTGAGACGGATTATTACTTTCAATATAAGCATATAGCACTACACCTTTTAAAAGTGTAGTTTTGTATTTTTCAAACATTGTTAGAATATCATGATATAATTCATAACTATCATTGCTATCAACGTAATTACAAATTGCCAAATGCATTAAGTATGTATCATTATCAATTGTAAACTGAATTAAATCAAAATTAGATAAATAATATTTATAAAATAGTAAAGGCGGCAACATATTAGTTTCTTTCAGTTTAAAAAAAATATTATAGAGATTTGCTTTTGATAACTCCAAATTTGTATATGGATTTTTGGGAATCAATGGTTCAATTAAACAAACATCCGTATAATTTAACAACGATGTTTTAATTATATTTAATAAATCAGTAATTTTAAAATTATAAATAACATTCCTGTCTATAAGTGTGATTTTTTGTTTATCAGTAAACTCAGATAATTCATTTAAACATAAATCGGTTGTTGTATCTGCTTTTTTTAAAGAAAATAAATGCATTCTTCTAGCAAATTTTTTGATGATATAATACTGTTTCATCACATGAAAAAACAAATTAGAAATTTTGTTTTTATTTTCATCTGATAAAAAATTGTTAAACATAATATTTTTGTAACATACCTTTCTTATTTCGGAAGGAGAAAAGTCTTGTGAATGAAATACAGATTTTGTAGAGGTTTTTTTATTAAAATATTGAAAAATATTTTGTAAAAAGTAGATATTTACATAAAAAGAAACGGTGCTTTTCGGGTCAACACTATTTTTCAATAAATAGTTTTTAAAAAAATAAGAAATACCACTATAAATGAATGGTGAATCATTATACGACACTTCCATGTGCTCAAAAAAATGTTTACTAGTATCATATTTTTTTAACAATTCATGATTTGGTGATTCACTACTTCCTTCATCAGAATGACGTAGAAGATGTCTCCTTGCTCTTCTACTACGTCGATTTCTTCTAGATGGTGAATTATATTCGAATAATTGAGGTGATATATTAGCATCACTCACAATAACACTACTTGCATCAGTATTAATTGCAGTAGCACTAGGTGAAATAGACATATCTGATTTGGGTGTATTATTTTCAACATTTTCACCCTGTTGCTCAGAAGTATTATTGATATCTATATTTAAATCGGGTAATCGGATACGAGGTTCGCTTGACATTAGTATATATATAGAATAATATATATATACTTTAATTAATT